CCACCGAGGCTTACTTGTATTTTCCCTTTTAAAGATTTCATCAAAATCTTCGTCTGATATATTTATAGCCATTATTTAATCTCCTATTTTTAGTTTATTTGACGGCGGCTGTGGAATTGCACCACGTCTGATTATAAATTGGACTTTATAATCCCCTTCTTGTAGGGAACTCCGCCGATATATATGCGTCATTTATTAAAATCCATCTTTCGGGCTTCCATCATTGCATCAGCGAGTGCATACGCATGTTTTGAATATGTGTGCCAATGCTCCGAATACATACCTTCGTTAGCAAGCAAACCCGTTAACGCTGCCATTGCAAAGCGATCACGCATTGTTTCAGTATGAACTTGCATTTGTGGACTAGTAAGAAATTCTATTTGGTCTTTTAATTGCTCGATAATTTTGTCTCTAGTATCCATCACTCATCATCCTTTTTTTCATTTTTCATGCGATTGATATGATTTTTGTATTTTAAGGAAAAGAAATTTGCGGCTGTGCTAGCCATCATAATACCATCTCTAATTCTTTCAATTTTTAAATTTAAATTTCGCAAACCCTCAATAGAGCGGTCTATTTTTCTGTTCTTTTCTTCTAAAGATCCTTCAAATACAGCTTCTTCCAATTTAGTAATTTGCCACCGCAAGGATTCTACTATATCTCTTAACTGGCTTGGATTTCCTGCTGTAGCATCAAGCATAGTGCAAATTTCTTGATAAACCTGTTTATCTGTCATCAATGGTTCGGTCATTAGAAACTATCCTTTATAACTATTTTATATTTAGATCCCCGTCTAAACTTTAAGTTATGAGATCCATCTTCATATATAAATGAAGAATCAACCCAGCCTACCGATTTTAATTTTCTCAAAATAGCCCCTGCAAGATCTTTTTTAATATTAAGTTCATGCGCTAAACTATCTAAATTTGTGCTAAACTCCGTATCTCCGTAAAGATCCATCAACTTAAGCATAATAATTTTTTCAGTTGATGAAACTTTATCATCCCACACAACCTGATTCACAAAATACAATATGTTGGCTTTATTAAACTCAGTCATTGTCTAATCCCAACGGGGTAAATTATCTGGCGGACCATACGTTTAACATGAGTAAGAGTTTTAGGGAGCTCTTCATCTTTTAGATGATTTTGATTCATAAAACACGCAATAATAAACAACGCCAATGTGCGCTGAACGATTGTTTCTTCTGTAATATCAATATCACCTTTTTTGCGAAATTTTCCCTCAATCTCTATTTCTTCGAAGAAATTAGATAATTCCATGGCGGCTTTATCAGCTATAAACATAGCTCTCCGCATCATCATATCGCCGTCCATCTGGTTTTGTTTTTTGGGTTTTTTTGTCATTTTGGGTTCCTTAAAACTATTGTTCCGTCCATTTTACGTTTCCACTTTGAGTTTTTACCAAGTGGCATTGGTGTTCTCGATATCTTAATACCGTTGTGTAAAGCTTCTCTCCGTTTTGCTTTCGCAATTGAAGTAACATCTTCTTTAGTTTTGCCTTTATGGCATTTGGTATGAGCTGGACGCCAATTAGATGGTTCATCATCACCTCCCATTGCAATCGGGATAATATGCTCAACTTCCCAAGATTCCCCAACATTTATTTTACCCCCGCATATATGGCAGACGCCGCTATGATCTTGAAATAATTTAAGCCTCTGTTTTGCTGATATTGTTTTTCGTTTCGTCATATCTAGTCTCAACTTTTTTTACTAACTTTGGCTTCCATAATTGTTTTGCCCTTTTCATGGCGGATTCTGGGTGTGCATTTACAATGTGGAATAAGTTAAGAAGCTCTACGGATTTTTTATAAAATGTGTTGGATACATCAAAAATTTTATCGTTGTCGCTGTCTCTATAATAACTTAAAAATATACTGTATCTTTTTACAGAATCTTTAAGTTGATCATTTTCAACGATTTTCGATATTTCTTGCGATCTGTTCAATATATGAGTTGCTTCAAGGGACATCTCCCAACGAAGAGTTTTGGAATTATACCTTTTGCATTTGTCAGAAAGATTACTTTCATACATACCAACAAGCTTATTAAAGCACATTTCCAATTCTATAAGAGCTAATTCCCTTTTGTTCATTATAACCAGCCAATAGTTGGCTCTCCCTTATATTCGTGATCCCACACAAACCATGCAAATGCCATCATTCCAGATTTATATTCATCGCCATTGCGCCCCATAGTTATTCTATTGCTAAAGACATACACTTTTTTAAGCGGCGTCCTAAGGAACATCCCCTTGCGCTTACCGCCCTCAAGGAACGCCAACTTCAATAACATAGCTACCTTACCGCTGCTGACCTTTAGACCATGCTCTACGAACTGCTGAGCGAGTTTATAGGGCGGATTAGTAATAACGTGGGCTGGTTTCTCCAAAGTATTAAGAAAATTAATACCAGTAATACCATATCCTCTTTCTATAAGGTCTGTAGAATAGACTCTATAGCCATGGTTACGAAGAACTTCTGATATGGCCCCATCCCCACAAGCTGGTTCCCATATGTAATTCCCATGAAATTCTTCAACCTTAAGGAGCGCCTCTACAGCAGATGAAGGCGTCCTATAAAAATCATCATCTGGGCGGCCCTCAGACACGCCCACGATGCTTTGTACTTTAGAATGGGATTGAATCATCTAACTTTTCCTTAGAATGCTCTTCAGTTTTATTTTTATTAAATGGAGTATCTTTCTTTTTGCTTTCATCTTTAATTTCAATTGATCCAGACAAAAAAGTGTTTTTATTTTTATCAAGTTTTTCCCAACAAGCGATACGCATAATTTTACCATCTATTTTGATGTCGCCAGTATAATCAGGATGTTTATCCGTTTTTTTATACTTATTGGTAAACATAGTGAATGTCATATCTTTCATTTCATAGTCCATTTTATTTATTTCCTTTTCAGATTTGGTCTAAATTAAATCCAACCATTGATTCGATTTCTTTGATCAGATCTTCTTTACTTATTCCTTTAATAACTTCCGTAATTATTAAATCCATGGATGAATCAAAAAACTTTCTAAATTCATCCTGTCCCATTTTATTGAAACTTATGGATTTTGTTGTCCACCATATTTCTTTATCGTGAAATTTAACTTGTTCCACATAGCCCAAACGAACTTTTAACCAAGTTAAGAGTTGTTCTGGCTTTTGATACAGATCATGATTCGAGCAAACTTTTTGGAGTAATGCCCAAAAGAATCTATTTTGCTTACTACTTCTTTGCCTATGGATAGTGACTGTTATGTCCTGCCCATTGGCGTATTCCATCAATGCTTCTTCGTCTACGAGGGAACAAGGGATAAGAGCCGCCCCATACCTCCGCATATTAAGTTTCTCAGGCATTTTCCTGCTTCAAGTAATTTTGGATTTCAATAAACAGGGCGGAAATTTCGTTCTGATGAGCGGGCATCATACGAACTTTATGAACTTGGTTTTCAGATGCCCATTTACTGAGATCCTTTAAGTTATCAATCTTCTGCAATGCCTCAACCATATCGCTGAGCATTTCTTCACTTTCCTGTTTAGTGAACTTTGGCTCTTTTTCCTTCTTAGGAAGTGGTTTAGCCATAGCTGCATCGTTGCCATCGTTATCGTCTTCACCGGCGACACCGACCATGGAAAATAAAGAATAACGGCGAGCATATGTAAGAGCACTACCCATTGATTGATGTTTATCTAAACCACAAACAGGGTATGTCGATTCAATCCATTGACCGCTTTTATGTATTAAACGTGTGTGGAGTATAATAATATCCCCATCAGCCCGTGTAGCTTGAATAAAGGCGATTCCATGCTTTCCAAATACTTTACGAACTTTTTCCAAGCCATCTGACAAATCCACATATTTACTGTTATAATGAGGGTTAATTTTATTCTTTGGAGGATTTTCCAATTCTAATTGCGCCAATGCGAAAGCAGTTGCAATTTGGTCAACATTATCCGATGTAAACATTATGCATTTCCTTGTGTTTCAAAATCATGGTCACGATTGATCCATTCGATACCAAATGCGTCATTTGATAAATTTATGTACCGATCATATTCTATTTCTGCGTGATATAAAGCAGACTTTAAAATTCTAAGTTTAGTTTTAATATGTATGACCTCTTCTTGTGTGTGGGCAACTTCAGTAAAGTTTTCCAATGCATAGTTAAGCTCTTCACACTTAACAGCCCAATACATTGCCCGTTCAATTTTATTAATTGGATATTCCATACTATTCTCCTTTAATACGAAGCGATCCACGCTTATCCCGTTTTAATGAAACACCATGCCCATGGGCTTCGGCGACATCTTCGTCCACCATGCTCTTAAGGCCCTTTGCTGCGTCATCAAATAATTTATTGTACTTGAGGTTTTCACGATATTGCTGGGCAAAGTTAGCCCATTGATTGTTACCTGTGAAATCCACAATTAGTTTAGGGTCAACTGGTTTAGGCGCATTAATCGTGACTGGCGGCGTCCCATTTTGTACGCAATTCCAAAAGTTTTCTACAGCGCCTTGGAGGATGGAAGCATATATAGCGTCTTTTGACACATCATATTTTTCCCACTTATGGTTCCCATAGAACACTGAAAGAATAGCTTTTTCTACGCCCATAACAATCATATTGTGGTGCAACTGAGGTAAATACTTATCGAGTATTTCCTCTTCTTTGGCGAAAGCAGAAACGTGTTTTGCTTCAAAGATTGTTTCACCATCATCTGTTAAACCATCCAATGTGCAGCCCATATACGGATATTCTTCGGACTTCTGTTGCACGCCGCTATGGGTAACTTTGCGGCCCGTATTTTTCTCAAACCATTGGATATTGAATGGCTCAGTGAATGTGCCCATCATAACTGGAAGAATAGATGATAAATCCTCTAACTCAGCTTCCCCGCGCTTTTCTTTCCAAAGGCGGAGAATTCGTTCATCATTGCCGCCCATAATAATATTAGAATCAGATCCGCCAATAATCTTACTGCGAAACTCAAGTTGCTCTTTAGTTAATGCCATTTGTGATACTCCCGTTCACTAAAGGTAGTTATACGCGCTTACTAAATTAATGTCAACTGTTTATTTAATCCAATAAGCTGAGTTCATCGATATATATGCGTTGTCACGAATTATAACGCCTCCATCGACAGTCTTTTGGGTTTTAGTTTTGCTCACATAAAAATTACACCACCCATTGTCTGGGCACCAAATCTTTATTAATCCCAATGTCTTACTTGGAATTAAATATAAGAAACCCCATAAGGGGACGCGCAAACATTGAGCAACTGATTGGCAATCTATGATTTTTTGAAATGTGATCAACCAATCATTATTATAAGTTGTTTCAAATTCAGATTTTTCACAATCCCGAGCTTTAAATTCAAAGATACCCGTTAATGTACCTGCTTGAGTCGTAAATCCATCGAAGGATATAGGATTGTCTTGATTCGTTTTAATGAGAATTGTTTTAGGGTAAGTCTCCTCAAATATTTTAAGACCCTCATCCATATATCGGGATGATTCTTTTCCTCTTTCAGTGGTTATATTTAGGCCATTTAATGGTATGCCTTGTTTAATATTTTTATACGTCATCGTCATGCTTTCTATTTCGAAATATTGTTCGACAGCCTTTTTAAACTGTTCCACCTGTTGATCTAAGCCATTTTTTAACATCGGATTGGAAATTGAGATAAGCTTTCCGATCTGATGGTGTTCTGGAAGCAACGAATAGTTTTTTCTGACCCTTAAAATTGACATATATTTTTGTGTGCTTTCCTGAATGATTAACTTTATCGATGTTGATGCCAAGTGATTCGATAAAATCCAACACATTGTCTGAATTAATATTAGACATTATTGCCTAACTCCTGCTGGGAGATAAAATGCCCTATGGTGCAACCTGCACCATGATTTCCCCGTCAATGCATCCCGCCCACAATAAAGCGTATCTGAACCATTAATAGGGCTCACAACAGCTCTACAATGGCGGCTATTTAATTGCATAATAGTGATGGGATGAGGCGATTTATTTTTGACTGGATCTTTCGCGTATTTAAAATTAGGCTTCTGTTTTTTCTTAGTAAATCTTTGTTTAATTTTTATTTTCTTTTCTTTTTTTATTTTAGGCGGCTTAGGAATCCTGACGCTATAAGGATCATTCCTAATATCGTTCCTGTTCATAAAGCCAATAATAGCATTCCGAGATCTCCCCTTAAAATGCTTCGTCATCTCGCGTGTAGATACGCCCTGCTCGGCTAACCTTCGCAATAGTTCGACTTCTTCGTCACTCCAAAATGATAGAACAGCCATACTTCTCCTCCTGTCATTGACATGGTGACACAAATTAGTTAGTAATTCAACTAGAAAGTGATAACTTTCTATTAAAGGGGATATTATGCAAAAGATAGCAAAGCGGGTTATTAATAAACTTGGTGGTCCACGCAATGTGGCGAATATGCTAGGGTTGTCTGTACAGGCTGTATATAAATGGACTTATTCAATCGAAGAGGGCGGCACAGGCGGTCTTATCCCGCATAGACGCCAAATCGAATTGATGGTAGCCGCCAAACAACGTGGTATAATGCTTTCTCCCGAAGATTTTTTCCCGTTTACGAGAAAGACTAATGTACACGAAGAAGTTCAAAGTAGCATCGAAGGCGGACAGAACGCTTGACGGAATAGTCTTTGATTCCAAAATCGAGATGATTCGTTATTCAGAGCTTAAGCTTCTTTTAGAGGCTGGAAAGATTCGTGCTTTAGAGCTTCAACCTAAATATCCCGTTACGATTAATAATCAGCATTATTGTAATTATACTGCTGATTTTAAATACTTATTACTTGGTAATCCCGCTAAGATCATAATTGAGGATGTGAAGTCTGCTTTTACAGATAAGGATCCAGCTTTTCGGCTTAGAAGGAAGGCCGCCGAGTTGTTTTATAACATCACGATAACGTCATATATCCCCAACAAGAAATTGACTAAATCGAAAAATAAGGTAAAATAAAAACTCCCCCGCTAAAGAGCGGAGGAGTGAAGGAATATCGGCTTTGTAGAGCCTATTCCGGACTGAAGTCTGAAGAGAAAGCCCGAAACTGTTTTAGATATAAAACAACTTTCTCTTCATTGCAAGTTTGGAGAAAGTTATGAGTTTTTTGGCAATGGCTTGGGCCGCCAAGCAAAAATTTGAATCCAGTTCCGATAAGTTTGTTTTGCTCATTATGGCTAACTTCGCCAATGAGGACAATGAAGCTTACCCTAGCGCCGCCGCATTAGCTGAATACACTTGCTTGAACATCAAGACTGTTCGCAAGTCTTTAGCGTCATTAGAAGAGCTTGGCTTTTTGACAGATACGGGTGAAAGAAGGGGCAAAACTAAACAAATAGCTGTCTTTAAGATTAACTTAAAAGAGGATGAAAGGGTACCCAATTTTCCCGATAAGGTACCCAAATCTTCACCTAAAGATACCCAAATAAGGGTAACGGATACTATTAAGGATACTATTAGTGATACTAATATAAATACAGAAACTACGTTTCTGACGGAAGATCAGGAATTTTGGCAAAATAATTTATCTTTGTTGGCGGCTTTGGGTATCGATCAAAAGAAATCTCGTTCACTCCTTGGCGGCTTCCTGAAGAGAGTTGGAGGAGACAAACAAAAAGTTTCGAGGGCCATTAAATCTGCGGTTGACAACAACGCCAGAGATCCTATACCGTACATCTCGGCGGTGCTGAGTGATAGGCAATCCGCGGCTGATTTAGCTAAGCAAAAGGAAATCGATAATGTGTTCACAATACTCCAGCGCAGGATCGAAACCAAAAATCGTGAGTGGGAGGCCGCTATCAGCGGAGGAGGCGGTTCAGAAGATCATGGGTTGCTTCAACCTGAAGCACATGAGCAATCCGAGCCATTTCATCCTGACGGCGGTAGAGGCCCTATCAAATTACAGCCCAAGCGTTCTCCAGCAACTGGCGGATCCAGTTTACGGGGTGATCGCAAAAACGAAATACCCCCCTTCGATTTCTGAATTAGTGGATGAAGCAAATAGAATCGCAAACCCTAAATCGAGGAACTTCGTATGAAATGGTTAGGAATATACGAAAGGGTTTTTGATAATATTTTGCGAATCATCTGGTTGGTTTTTGCTGTATCGATGATTTATAAAACGTGGTTCCAATGAAAAAATCTATCGCAATTTTCACACATGATCCAGAATGCTCTGATGAATGTTGCGATGGTCTAATCACATCTTTGAAGGGGGAGTACAATCTCAAGTTATTTGATGAAACTGAGTTTAATCGCGATACTCTTGAGAATGTCGATATGGTTGCATTTGGCGGAGGTATTGGTGATGCGGACAAATTCTATGAATTTATACACAGACGCGAAGGAAATTTTATTGCCGAATTTATTGAAAGTGGTGGACGCTACCTCGGAATTTGTATGGGCGCTTACTGGGCTTGTGGGAGCTATTTTGGTATTCTTAGGGATCTTGATGCCGTTCAGTATATTCGTAGGCCTAAAGCAAGTGTGCGCAGATCTTATGCAACGGTTACGGAAGTAGATTGGTTGGGCGAATCATATGATATGTTTTTTTATGATGGCCCCACATTTATAGGCGAAGGAGATTTTAAATTGATTTCGTCTTATCCAAATTCAGATCCAATGGCAATTATTCAAAACAGAGTTGGCCTCATTGGTTGCCATCCAGAAAGTGAAGAATTTTGGTTTTCGAAGAAATATTTAAAAAAATATTGGCATAAAGGAACGCATCATAAATTGTTGCGAGACTTCGTAGAAACTTTAATGAGGTCATAATGTTTTATCATAAGTATCCATCTAGCTCTAAATCTGAGGGAGTAAACAACATGAATAAATATGATTTGCCTGAAATTAAATTTCCAGCATTTTTGGTAGCTGTATTTTTGATTTTTATTTTGTGTGCTTGCTTGGGAACTTATGGAATAGCTTTATTTGTGGTTGTTACTGGGTTTTCAATGTTAATAGTAGGTATCTCAACGATATTGTATTTTGCTTATGAATTTTTCCGCAGCGAGGATTGATTGTGGATGTAATTGATAAGCTTAAGTTAAGATTTTATGATTCGGGTGACCCCATTTTTAAAGAAGCATGGGAAGAGCTTGAAATGCTTAGAAATGCGACTCTGTCTCCGTTGCGAAAACAGATAGAAAGGGCGGTTGAAGAAATAGATCAAATCATTGAAAGTGAAAAGGAATTTTCAGATCAAAGCTATTTTGATTTGGGTGTTCAAACTGGTCTTGAAATAGCGAATCAGACGATTCGGTCAAATTTATACGGGAGTATATTGTATGAGGACGAACCAAACTGAAGAGGAACTATTATTATATATCAGCCAATTAGAGGACGAGGTTGCAAAGCTCCGTGAGGCTTTGTTATATGTTCAGAATAAAATTTACCTTGATGAGCATGACTTTTGGTCGCTCGACATAGATTTTGAACTTATAAAGATTCACGAAGCACTTTGGGGGCAATGATGGATATTGCATCTATAGCTAAGCAATACGGTATTATGATCCGTTCTAGTAAAAGATCTCATAAGACACTGTGCCCCCGCTGTAGTCATAATCGTAAAAATAAAGATGATTTTTGTTTGTCGGTACGCATAGACAATACGGGAATTGGCTGGCGGTGCTTTAATTGTAATTGGTCAGGTGGGGAGTTAAGTGATGCTCAGCGAGCTTCATCAAAAATGGTTGGAAAAACGGGGAATAGACACGGAAGTAGCGACACGTTTGGGCGTTTACTCAGCCAAGCGAGGTCAGGATGGGCAATGCCTCATAGATGAAAAGGGTGATATACTTGCGTTTCCTTTCATACATAATGGGGTCGAAGTTGGTGTTAAATATAGAGGCCCTAAAAAAGTATTTTGGCAAAAGGTTGGCAAACGTAAGCAATTTTTTAATCGTGATATACTTGATGATCCTCTGCTACAAGAATCAACTCCGCTCATTATTGTCGAAGGTGAAATGGATGCGTTGGCTGTTGCAACTGCGGGATACCCTTTTGTCGTATCTGTGCCCGATGGAGCCCCACCTGCTAGAGATGGTGATGGTAATCTTATTGTTGTATCTGATCATACTCACGACATTGACATATCTAATGATACAAAGTTTAATTTTTTAATATCTGATTGGGACGCATTATCTAAAGTTAAACGCATCATCATTGGCGTTGATTCGGATGAGTGTGGTCAGCGACTCGCAAATGAATTAGTGCGTAGGCTTGATAAGGTTAGATGTTCTTTCGTTGTCTTCCCTGATGATTGCAAAGATTTTAATGATGTTTTGGTTAAATATGGCGCAGATGAAGTATTACGCATTATCAATGAAGCAAAGCAATATCCAGTCGAAGGATTGTATAAGGCTTCTGACTTTCCACCTGTAGAAACGCTCCAGACGTACTCCACAGGCTGGGCTGAGGTTGATGAGTATATCAAGCCCTACACGGGATGCTTTATGGTCATAGGAGGCTTCCCTAGCCACGGTAAATCGACGTGGAGTATTCAGTTTGCATCTAACATGGCAAAGCTTCATAAGTGGAATATCGCTGTTGCTAGTTTTGAAATGCAGCTCGTCCCTTATGTGACGAATGCTATTATGTCTTGTTATACTGGTAACAACATTAAATACGCTGCGGGATCCACCGGAAGAAAAGCTTCCGAGTTTCTTGAGAAGCATTTTACTTTTATAGCGCCTAACAGAGCCAACTATAATGTCGATCATGATATTGAATGGTTATTGAATAAGATGGAGGCGGCTGTCATCCGTGAGGGTGTCCGCATGGTCCTTATTGATCCATTTAATGAGATCGAGCATAGGCGTAATCACGATGAATCCCAGACGGAATATATTGGAAGGGCGATTCGAAAGCTTAAGGCTTTTGCTTTGCAATATGATGTTCTTGTTTGTGTCGTTGTCCACCCGACTAAGGCCGCCAGCCATTTAGAAAGTAAAGATCTAAGTTTGTACAATCTAGCTGATTCGAGCCATTGGGCGAATAAGGCGGATATTGGTGTTATTGTGGGGAGACTTGGGAATCCCGAGGTTGACACGATGACTGGGATTTACATTAAGAAAGTACGTTATCAGCCAGACGCCGGATCACTCGGTACTGTTCTTTTAGACTTTGATAAAGAAAATAGGCTGTTTCGTTAATTTGTGATTTCGTTTATAATAATGGGGCTCCTGCGTTGCTCCCCATACTTCACGCAGTCGTAGCAGGGGGCTAGGTTCTTCTCCCGTTTCCTAGCCCCCACCTTTATTTGTTGGCAATATGGTAGCGCCTTACTATATGATGCTTACGATATTTCCTACGGCGGTGTTTATAATAATGACGATAGATAACTGGCTTTCCATATACTACAGCGTCAGCATATTGAATCTTGTAGCTTTCAGAACTCTTTCTAAGCTTTTGTTGCCATCCACCTATACCCGCAACATGACATAAGGCCATAGACCGCGCTGGATCGCTTGTAGCACCTACTCCGGCGGCTAAGCATGATTTCATATGTGCGAGGCCAACATCCACGGAGTAGTCCGTGTTATGCAGCATATGTGGGTTATAGCCTAAGGCGCGAGCTGAACTTGGCAACACCTGAAACACGCCCAATGCGTGTTCTCCGCCCCGAACACGGGGACCTACAGCGTTAGCATTCCAATGAGACTCGACCCAAGCTATTCTTAGAGCGACAGGTACCCATTGGGGCCCTAATTGGTCAGCGGTTTTTTGCTCTATAACCTGCTTAACGTGGGTTTGAGATGGACTTGTTCCATCAGGCGAAGTAGCATTCAACGGGATTTGTACAGCACAACCTGTAAGTAACGCAGTTGTGATGACCGTTGCGGATATTACTTTCCACATTCGGCAGTGTATACCACATTGTTATGTTCTGAATCAACCTCTAGTAGCATAACAATATCAGCCTCTGTCCAATGCTCTGCGCCCAATGGATAGGGATCTCGCCCTCTGAGGTAACAATATGCCATCCACAAGGCTGGATTCACGATGTAGCAAGGTTCATATTTTGGCACGTCTGGTATGTAGTCATATGCGTTCATCTGAATGTTTCTCCTGTTTATATTTAATTGTTAAGGTTTTATCAAACACAATTACAAAACGATGTTTTTGTGTTCTTTCTCTCCACTCTCCATCTAAACCTTTAATTTTTCCCCGATTGTGTTTTATGTATGATCCGTCTGGCTGTTTAATAAAAAAATCTTTTTTAAGTTTAGATTTCCCATAATATTTAAAATTACACGCCCGATAGACTGTTCCTTTATGAAAATCACAATCGGCATAACTTAAAATTACTTTCACTAAAGTTTCTTTCTTCAAAAGTTTTATTGATTTACTCACAAACCAACTGGCTAAATTGTGTTCTATTGACTGAACTTCAGGATCTAAACATAATCTGCTAAGTTCGAATAAACCCTGTTGTTCATCTCTGTTTAACCCCAACATCCCCACCGCCAGCTCTGGTACTGGGAATCCTGTATAAATAATAACGCCCACCAATTTATTTTGAGTAAATAATCCATAATTAAAACCGCTTTTAAAACCCTTAGAAATATCTTTAAGGTAATGATATTTCATAAGAATTTCTTTTGCTTGTTTTTTTGTGATTTTGCTTATGGTATACGAATCTTTGCCCATATTTTACCATCTCACAATAAAATCATAACCTTCGCAATATCCAATTTTGGTTATGATGTAACCGATTCGACCATCGATATGAAAACCGCTAACCACTGATAGATCATCGTTATCCATATAAGTCCAAACCCTGTTCGGTTCTGTTCTCTGCACATGGCAAACATATGCGTATTCATCTCCCGTTGTTTTATACATGATACCGTCTAAGCTCGCGTGTTTGACAAATGCGTTTTTTTCGGGTTCAAATGCTTGATCGAACTCATCTATTGTAAGCACAACAATTTCTCGTTCATTGGACATTTTAATTTCCCCGTCTTTACCGTTTTCTTAAACCATAACCGGTTTAAAATTAATTTTTAACAGTCTGGATTTTGAATATCTCTTGATGCAATAGTTTTACCTTTATATTCTAAATAAACGACAATCTCTTCAGAAACATTGGCGGCAGCTAGGGCTGCTTTGACAGCGCCTAGTGTATCCTCCAGCAATCCTCCATCAAAACCATGTGTATTGTATTCATCAATATCGAAATATCCTCCTCTTATCATTGACTTGCTTTCGCCCCATTTTGGATTTTTTTTCATAAAAAATAACCGTCCAATCATATCTCAATCTCCTATTTAACATTTTATGCGTATTGATTACCTTCAGAATCGCACATCGATATTGGCGCATTTATCTCTTCGCCTATTTTGTAAATCATAACCACAACCTTACCGTCAGAAACCGTGAAAATTCTAACCGTGAAATCTCCCGAATCAAACCAACCGCAACCGTCAACTAAAACGTGGTCACCGTCTTTTATGTCCATGTTAAACCCCTAACCGTTAACCGTTAACCGCCAACATACCCTAAACCCTTAACCGTCAACCGTCAACCGTTTGTTGAAAGTCTAGGTTAATAAAACGTCAAAACCGTTGTTAAAACCGCTGATTCGTGCTAGTGTAATACATTGCTAAAACTAGCAATATTGCTGTTTCTCATTGTTAAGTTTTTTTGGGGATTAGGGGTGCAACTCGCGCCCCATGTTATGCGTTAAATCTCTCATAATTGCGTATAACGAATCCGCTCATGTCTTTTTTTGCTTTAGCGCCCTTAGGTGTTAGTCCAACAATAAATCCACCCTTTGGATCCAAGAATCTTAAATCATGCGAATCGCCATTAATGACGGGGCGGCCCATATACGAATCGGGCAATCCTTGTGCGAAAACCGCCGCGACATTATGACTTAATGCTAATAAATTCCGACAATCCGACTCATTATATGCTGACCGGCTAAACGTAATGTCATAATTTTTGGGCAATGGTTTTTTAAATCGTGAGGGGTTTTTAGTATAGTCGTTAAACTGCAAGCTAGGGAATAAGCTCATAAGATTGTCATAATGCCCCGCTTTGTAGTGTTCGCCTAGTTTTGCGCTAATATATGCGGCGCTCTTTTCGGTTAGGGTAATGCTAAGCTTTTCATAGGGCGAATCAGTGCTTCCGTTTAGTCGCACAACCGGAATCAATGATTCTGATTCCGCAAGCTTTATGAAGCTCGCAATCTGTTTACTTAAATCATTAAGAAAGCCTTGGCGGTCAGATATAAAGTATCTAGCTTTGCGGATTCGTGAGTCGAGCACTGTTGATATCTCGCCGGCTTTAGCCATGGCGGCCTGCCCTGAATATTGCCCGAGGCATAAGCTTATACAATCTTGTTTAGCATGAGAGCACAAGTTGGGGCCCCCTGCTAGTTTGTGCGGCGCTAAGTAGTTAATTGCGTTTAGATAGCCGAATCCTATCGCTTTAAAAGCTTTAGGATTGTCATAAGATAGCATTTTAGAGAATAACATATGAATCCCCATTATTGATTCGGATTCCCCGTGAATCCTTGCTTTGTTTTATCTCATATAGCTAACAACTAAACAAGCGCAAAATTTGCAATTTTGTTTTTTTAAGCTCAAAAAAAAATAGCTTTTTAAAAAGCACCCCAAGAGTAAAAATAGAGCTTGTTTTTAAATTTGAAGTGTTATACTGTTAGTTTAATGAGTCGGGCGCATGGTGCACTGACCATTGCTAAACGGGGTTAAAACATGAATGCAATTGTTAATCATGGCGCGTTCGCGCTACCATCCGCGGTCTATGCAGAGAAAGCACATGAATCGCGGTCCGAATCTTATCGCCACGTCAAAACCTCTGCTATTGTTGAGCTTATTCAAGGGCAAGGTTATGAGGTGCAAAGTGCTAGCGCGGCTAATGTGCGTTTAGCTCATAAGCAGGGATTTCAGAAGCACCTTGTCAGATTCCGGCGCGTATCTGAATCGCCCCAAATGATTGGCGATTCTATTCCGCAATTGATTCTTATTAATAGCCATGATGGCACTAGCGGAATCACAATAGCTGCAGGGCTTTTCAGGCTTGTGTGCTTAAATGGGCTTGTGGTCGCGGATAGCACTTTTAGTAAAATATCGATTCCGCACAGAGGTAGTTTATCATTAGATTCCAAGGTGTTAGCGGCTGCTAGTCGCGCAATGGAATATGCGGATAATGGTGCTCGGGCGGCCTTGCAATGGTCTAAGATTGAGCTCTCGTATATAGAGCAACTGGAATTCGCTAAAAGAGCTATCGAACTTAGATATCCTCACGATTCCGCTCCGATAAGAATCGGCGATTTGTTAACACCACGCCGCTATGCAGACTCAGGCAACGACTTGTGGAGAGTTTTCAATCGCGTGCAAGAAAACCTAGTGAAGGGCGGATTGTCTGCTAGTGTTGAAGGCCGCAAACGTGGTGTGAGTGCTTTGCGCAATGCGCAACGAGATTTTAGCATCAACTCGGACCTTTGGGGGATAGCTAATAGCATATATGAAGCAGCATAAGCTCAACAATAAATAGGGCGCGCTCATGTATAGTGCGCTCTATCTATATACATAGAACACATAGATAAATACATATAAGCTTTTAAGGATTCGTCTATGGTTTTTGGCGAATGCATAGGCGAGCCCGATAGTAGGAGAATATGGGGGGAAATGGGGAAAGCTCTCTTCAAAGCTTTTTAAAAGAGCTTTTTTTTAAAAGATTCCGCAATGTTAACAATATGTTAACACGAATCATGATACATTCAGTCGATGCGCAATGGGGCGCTTTAAAATGGGGATCCAAAATGGTTAAGTTTACTTTTGAAGGCCGAGTCGGGCACATAGATGAAAACGCAAGCCCTGCCATTATCACAT